ATGTTTTTCTTGTCATACATGATAAAGTTGATTGCATTACCTCTGCCGTACTTACATGTAGAAACTCCAACAACAACACTAAGCACCAGTGCTAAAATACCAATGAAAACAATCAACGCCTTGGACTGCATGTATGTTCACCACCACCTTGGATTTTTTTATGAAGCTCCCCAGTTGCTGACAGTGCATACAAAGAAAGCTCTGCCCACATCCTCTGGAACTTGCAGTGGTTCTCAAGGATTATTCTCCTATCCCCATTACACTGAAAGTTCATGGCATTGCACCCACCTTTACATCTCCACCGTGCCACACACGTCTCACAATCAAACCCACTCTTTGGGTCAGGAAACATCATCTCACGGTTGAAGTTGTTAGCCTGTCTCAGTTTCATCTCATCCCAACCGTTCTCAATATCACCAAGAGCCAAAGCCGGGTTGCTAAATGATGCATATCTCTGACATGCAAAGAGCTTTCCCTTTGCATCAATGGCAATGGAGTTGAAAGCTATTCCGCACACAGAGCCTGTCTGCCTGTCACCACCAAGGAAGTTGAATCCGTCCTGAATGAACTTCATCCAGACTGGTTGTCCCTTCTTCCTCAGGTCAATATACATGTCTGCCAGTTTCCGGTATGTCTTCCACGCCTTCTCCATAGCCTCATCATTCCAGTCATCTTCATACGCCACTTCCGTTGCTATATTATAACAACCCTTGCTGTGAAACCAAGCCAAGTCCTCAGGCCAATTCTCAACCGTATCCGGGAGAATAGTTGGTCTGATTTCCGGGTTTGGGAAATACTGCAAGTACAGGTCAAATGGAATGTCATCCCACGAACCACTTCCGTCCTTGTACAAACGGTGTTTGTTGTGTGTCTCTCTCCGTCCATCAAGTGACAGTAGTGGCTTAAAGTCATGAGCCTTCATCCACTTCAACCGTTCTTCATTCAACAAAGTTCCGTTGGTTGTCATCCCAAACTTTATCTTACGCCCACCAAGATGTTCCTGTGCCAACTTCTCCATAGTCTCCACAGCATGAACCAATAAGTCCCATTTCAGGGTTGGCTCTCCACCAAAGAACTGGATACTGATTTGCCTATTTGGAACTCTCTTCTCTTCATCAAAAATGATGAAGGCAATGGCCTTGTTCATCATATCAAGGTCCATCGTTGGTGGTGTTTTTTCAGCATAACAGTAAGTACACCTGAGATTGCATTCATTTGTGGGAAACAGAAAGTATGTCATAGACTGTACCGTTCCCTGTGGTCCGGGTTGTCCGGTCTGTCCTGTAAAACATTTCTCACAGGTCACACACTTCTCACAGTTACCTTCTTGTGCTGTGTCACACTTCTGACAGGTAAAACAGTTTATACAGTCTTCGGCAACTGGTTGCTGTCCGGTAAAACACTTTTCACAAGATACACAGCTTTCACAGTTTCCCTCAGCCGTAAAACATTTCTCACAGGTCACACAGCTTTCACAGTTGTCCTGCACAAACCACTCCTGTGGAATAGGTTCCCCATTAGCAATTTTTTTGTCTAGGTCTTCTTTTGTTATTGTTGGTATCACACCCTTCTCACAGGTGAAACAACTAAAACAATTTTCCATTATTTATCTCCTTAGTTAGCCTTGAGCATCATCACAAACTTCACACGTGTCGCAAAGCATACACACAAAACAACTTTCACAACTGTTGCACTGTTGACAACTTGCACACTGTCCGGTGTAACAGGCTGTTTGACAGGAATTACAACTCTGACATGATAGACATGTCTGGTTTGTGTTACAGTTCTCACACGTTGGGCACTGCCCTGTATAACATGTTGCTTGACAAACATCACATGCCAGGCATGAGGATTGTGTTGTGTAACATTTAGTCTCACAACTATTACAGACCTGACATGATGCACACTGTCCGGTATAGCAAGCCGTTTGACAAGAATCACAAGTCTGACATGTTGAACACTGCCCTGTATAACATGTTGCTTGACAGGTATTACATGACTGACACGTATCACACTGTTCTGTGTAACAAGCTTCTTCACACGTCACACATATCTGACAACTACCACACTGTGCCACATTACAAACCTGACAGGAATCACACGACTGACATGTTGGACACTGCCCTGTGTAACAGGCAGTCTGACAAGAGTCACATGACTCACATGTTGGACACTGCCCTGTGTAACATGTGGCCTGACACGTATCACAAATTTGACAACCACCTGCACACTGTCCGGTGTAACAGGCAGTCTGACAAGAATCACAATCTTGGCACGTTTGGCATTGGCCTGTATAACAAGCTGTCTCACAAGAATCACATGTCTCACATGTTGCACACTGTCCAGTGTAACAAGCTGTTTGACATCCATCACATGCCTGACAGACAGAGCAATTTGTAATATTACAAAGCTCACACGTATTACATGATTGACACGATGAACAAGCCATTATATATCCTTAATGTTCAAAAAGCTCACAAGACTGGTCACAATACTCACACACAAAACAACTTTCACAATCAAAACATCCAAGACAGGAATTGCAAGACTGGCAAGTATTGCATACCTGACAACCTGTGCACTCTCCGCTATCACACTTTTGACATGAAAAACATGCATGTTGACATGAGTCACAATTCTGACATGTGTTGCAAGATTCACAACCTGAGCACTGTGAGTTTTGGCACGTATCACAAAGCTCACAGTAAACACAATTTTGACAATTATCATATTCAAAGGTGTTGCACTTCTCACAGGCATCACAAACCTGACAAGCCGTACACTGACCAGTATTACATCTCTCACACGTGTCACAAACCTCACAAGCCGAACACTGAGAACTCTGACATGTGTTGCAAGTCTCACAGGTATCACAAGTCTCACATAATGTACACTGAGAATTTTGGCATGTGTTGCACAATTCACAAGTGTTGCATGAAGAACATTGTGCAAGGTCACACGTGTTACAGACCTGACAAGAATCACAAGATTCACAAACAGTACATTCTCCTGTGTCACAGTCCTGACACGTGTCACAAACCTGACAAGATTCACACTCCCCAACATTACACTTTTCACAAGTGTCACACTGTGAGCATCCAGTCAGTTCACCAGTGTCACAGTTCTGACATGTATTGCAATTCTGACATGAAGCACATTCCCCAGTGTCACAAAGTTCACAATAATAGCACGTCTGACAAGAATCACACTGCCCACTGTCACACTTCTCACAGGTATAGCACGTTGAACAGGAGCCTGTAATTCCTTGTTGTGAAGAGTAGCACGTTTGGCAGTTGTAGCACACCTCACAAAATGTCTCTCCTGCACTCTGTAAGTCCTCTACAGCCTCAACCCTCACTCTACCGTCACTGAACCCTTTGCTCAACTTCATTGCCCTGTATGCCTCTTCTGTGAGGATATTCATCAGGTTTCCGTCTCTGTCAAATCTTGTCTTGTTCAGAACCATCTTCTCTGACGGAATCATCTGGAACAGTTTAGTTGGTAGATTCCCGGTCACCTTCCTCAATGGGTCTTTCATTAAGTCCATATAGTATGTTGCAATGTTTTCAGCCTCTGCCTGAATCCTCAATGAAGATGTCAACGTGAAAGTCTTATCTATATCATACTTCCTTTTCACATTGTCATCTTCCTCAATCTCAACAGCGTATCTATTACTGGCAGGTTTTCTGTTGTACCTAATTCTAACCTTCCGGTACACACTGGAAGAGTCATAAATCAAATCAAAGTTTACCCACTCTTCATCAAGAATCCTTGGTGTATCTGCATCAGTTCCAACCTGATACCTAACTGCTTTCAATGTTCCTGTTGGTGATGGTATTAAGTGGAACAAAGCACTTGCTGAAAGTATTTTCAGTGTGTTCATAGCTGACTCACCAACATCCAAGTACAGCATATGCTTTTGAGTCCGTCCGGCTTTCAAGTCAAGGAAAGACTCATGGTCAATCTTGGTCTTATCAATGCCAAGATAATTCACTAAAATGTCATATGCAATATCTGCCACATTCTCACTGAATGTGCCGTCTTCCATGTCACACTTCTTACCTTCAACATCACATGTAATGAATCCATCTCCGGGGTCTGCCGTTAATGTAAATTCACCATTGGCAAGGTCCACCGTATAATCAACAGTAATGGTCAATGCCGTTCCATCCTTGTACACGGCTGTGATGTCTTCTAGTGCATGGTTTGCAACCTTGTACTTGTACGTAGTTGTGTCAATACAAGTTGGTGGAATGTCTGTTACCGTTCCATAAATAAGTGGAATAGGAACACCTGTGGCTCCATCTTCCAAATTTGGATAGTTTGATGTCCAATACTTTTCTGCCGGGATTTCTTGATAGGTCAGAATACGATTATCCACCACCTGCAACGAAGCATAACTATCACCCACCCTTGGGTTCCTTGTCTGCCCTGTATATATCAAACCAAATTCATCATATGTTGAACCCTGTGCACCATACAGAATCCTCATGTCCATATTGTGCCATAGGTAGTTCTGAACTTGGTTATACCACCATCCGTCATTAATGAACCGGATGGAGCCAACATTCATCTCCACAGAACCCCTGTGGTAGTCTGACACTGACTGGTCCAAAGATGGAAGGTCTGGACTTTGCAAATACGGCCTATAGTAGTTGTCTTCTCTCTGCCACATTATTGAAGCCAAGTCAATATATGCAGAAGAACTTGCCACATCACCTATATATTCAAATCTATAATCTGTATAGTCATCGTGAGCATTGAACTCAATCTCAAAATATGTCCAGTCTGTAGTATGTGAAAGTGTGTGATTGATGGAACCTGTCTGCCACGTTCCATCAGACTGTAGGTAGACATTACTCCCAGTGTCTTTGACTGACCACTTTGAAATATCACCACCACCTGCACTGTGTTTGTACCAAAAGGATAGATTCAGTTTTTCACTTGGTTGAACCTTAACATCAACATATACTGTTCCTGTGTTTGGTGTAGAGTCAACATCAATCCGTGCACAATACCCACCACTGTATAAGTCCGAAGATTCCCTATTAATAGATGTTGTCCCACCTGCAGTCCAAATGCTCCAATGTGTTGGGGTGGTGGAGTTTGTCCAAATATCAATCTCACCATCAACCAACATCTCTTGGAATCTTGGAAAAATGTTTGGTTGGTCTTCCGGCTGAGTATTACATATGTGTCTCCAACAGAACGCAACAATTTTATAATCATAAACACTGGCTGTCTGTGAGCCGGGGTCATCAGAGTTATGTGTATGCAGATATAGCACCTGATTCTTTAGGTCATAGTAGAAGCTGTCTGCATTACCATTACAGTCTGAGATGGAAAACTCTTCCTCATATACATAGTCATCCTCTGTAACTTTGTTTGGGAATCCTGCAGTATAGGTTGTGTACCACACATTGGTATACGTCCCATGCTGAGACCATCCTGCATCTTCAATCTCATCAGCAACGTTGGCCTCAAAGAGAAAGACTTTTGCTGAATCCCTCAGATTGATGAATGTTGAGAAGTCCATTATCTCAAGCCTTCCAGTCTAATTGTCACCGTAAATAGTTCATCCCTTATAATGTGAGTAACATCAAGAGATGCAATTTTCATATATGTTGTTGTTGTATTTTTCTTGTCCCTGTCTCTTGTAAAGAAGAACTCCTCTGTTAGTCCTAGTGTATCCCACATGCTGTCAAAGGTTGTAAGGTCTGTGTCACTGGTATACTCAAACACCAAGTCCAGAGTCCTAAACTTTGTCTTCTTGTTTGTGCTTATCTGCCCACCATCTGAATAGTGAATTTGGCTTGGGTCTTGATACCCTCTCTTGTAGTCCCTTCTGAAGTTCACTTCCGGTGAAAAGTACCCACCCATGAACATCCGTCCGAACTCCACATATCCTTCACTATTTTGTGGGTCTTGTATATAATGTCTCCAATACCTGTAGTTCTGTGCTGAACTCCAAAAATATACCGTGATGTCTGCCGTGATTCCCAAGGTCACATCCACAGAAGGAGAACCCCAAGAGTCTGCAGTGTGTCCCTGAATCTTTGCCGTTGCACCGGATGTTAGGTTATGCTTCTTAAACAGATACGCTTGAATGTTCTGTGCGGAACCAAGGTCATTCACAATCCACTCTTCTGTGTGAATTGCTATATCATCAGCCGTGTATGAGGAACTTCCGGTATCATCGGCTGTGTCATCAAATCCAATAGTCCCTGCCACTGAACGGCTTTTATTTGTACCACTATTCCAGAGCAGTGATAATGTTCCTGTTCTGGATATTGTAAATTTATTTGTGCTATCTGAGTAGGTCACAACACACGTTGAACTCACAGCATTCATCTGTGTCTGAATGTGTGAAGCCAAACTGTCTCCGTCATACGTCCCCGGAGTTAAACTGGCAACCCTAGTTGTTCCATCACTGAAGTCAAGTCTGTCATTGGATGAGGCTGTAATTACAAAGTTACCCCACCCGGAACCTGCTCCATAGTTGCTTCTCCATATCTCAGTTGCCCACCGTCTTTGTGTGTTCTCAGACGGAAAGTTTGAAGCCTGTGAAGATTCAGAAAGAGTCCCCAAGTCCCAAAGGTTTTCCCACATGAACGTTGCATTTGTCATTAGTCATTATACCTCAATGATTTTGCATTAATCTTTATACGTTCATCTTCAGTCCCTTCCTGAATGAACTTGATTAGGAATCCTTCTCCTGCTCTCCATGGTACAACCACAGGTTTCAGGTTTATTTCTATCGGCTTCTTTTCTCCTGCTTCTTCTGGAAACACCCTTGCTCCTGCACCAACCGTTGCCGGGTCAACTGCAAGATGTCTCTGCTTTGGTGGTCCCACAAATCCGGGAGCCAACATTGATGCATGTTCCATCTCAGTCAAACTCTTCTTGTACTCATCCTTCATCAGTGCAAACTGTTGTTTTCCAATGGTTCCTGTTTTTACCAACTCACGCTCCATCTTTCCAAACGTATCCTTGTTGGCCTTACCCAAATCAACCACAGCACCATGGATACCAGAACCTTTCACAGATTTCTCAAGCTCTTTGGCCTTTTTTGCATTTGCATCCAAGGTCTTGTACATGTTGTTCAGTTCTTTGTTGATATGTTTGAAAGCTCCTGAGGATGTCTTTTCCAGACTTCCCAAGTTTCCTTCTATCTTCTGAAATGATACACCAAGTTTGTTGGCTTGCTGTTGAAACTGTCCCATAACCTTAACACGCCTCTTGTCCAACTCAGCCATTGCACCTGTCACACCTGAACCGTGGATGCTGTGCTCCAAGTCATTCATGGTATCTGTTGTGTCTTTACCGCTCTGGTCAAACTCATTCATCTTGTCAATACTCTGTTGCATTGCATCTGGAATATCCCCACCAAGTGCTTGGATTATCATTCCAAATCCTGCCATCATTACATCCACTGTTTCCAACTGTTTGTCTTCTAACAGACCGCTTGCCTCAGCTTGGTCAATCAGCTTCTGTGTTGCCTTGTCAATCTCAAGTCCGTGCTCTTCTGCATAGAACCTCAACTGTTGCAGTGTTGGAGCCATTTGTGTCAGTGCTTGGTTACTGTCCAGTCCGGCCTTCATCAACTTCTTGTAGTATTGGTTGGTCTGCTTTCCTGCATCCATCATGGCCTGTTGTGTCAGACTGCCAGTGTTGCCCAAAGCATTCAACACTGCAAGGTTTCCATCAATTGCATTGAACAGGTTCTTGTGCTCATTCTGAACTTCACGTATTTTCAGAAGCTCCTGAATAGCCTCACCACCTTCAATTCCCATATCAGTCTGTGCCTGAATTATCTGGTCCAGTGTAGGTCCAATGGAGTTCATTGCTTCCTGATAAGATGCACCATTGGCAATCATTGCATTGAACACAGACATGGCCTGTGATTCCAAAGTTTTCAACTGCCTTTGTGTATTCCCTGTGATGTTCTCCAACTTGTTGTTCACACCATCCAGTTCCTTCTGCAGAGCTTGGTACTCCTTACTTCCTTTATTCTTTATCTCTGACATCTGGTCCATGATTTCCTGTTGCTTATCTTTCCACTTCTGGAACTTATCAATTGGAAGCATCTCAGCCATTGCCAATAGTCCCTCACTTGCACTCATTGCATTCTGTGGGACTATGCCCAACTGCTCATTTATATAGTCAGTAACTTCAGCTACCTGAAGTCCTGATTCTTTCACACGATTGATAAAGTCCACCATAGCCTTAGAACCTTCCATTCCAAAGTCCTGTGCTCCTTGCAACAACATGGTGAATTGTTCACCAAGTTTCTCTGAAGCCAAAGCATTGTCCACCAGTCCCTGCTCATACGCTGAGATTAGACCGTGAGCCTGTTCCCACATATCATTGAGCTTGTCCTGTGTGATTCCAACATCCTTCATCACATCACCAAAGTGGATTGCTTCAGCCACCCAACCATCATACTCTTTCCGGGTCTCTGCAATGGCCTTGGCTGTCTCATCAGTAATATCACCAAACTTCTTCATTGCATCCTTGGCTTCCTGAACCTGCATATTGAACTGCTCCAACAACCTCTGCTCTTCAGTCTTCTTTTTCTTCTTTCCGACCAGCCCACCAAGCAGACCACCTGCCAGTGCTCCAATTGCCTTACCCAGTGGTCCAAAGATTCCACCAATGGTTCCACCTATAGCTGAACCAAGTGAAGCAAAGTTGTCCTTCTGTTTGGAAATGAATGAACCTATTTGTCCACCAAGCTGTCCAAGTAGTGGTGATATAGAACCAAGCACATTGCCCAGTCCACTGACACCGTTCTTTACTGCCTGAGCCGCTTGTTGTATTCCAACCCCAACTGTTGTGATTATGCTTCCAAACTCACCACCAACAGCATCTCCTAGTATTCCGGTAAGCTGACCAAGTTTTTCCAAATCATCTGTAATGTCACCCCTGCCCTTCTTGGTCTTATCCACAAGCTCCTTCATCATGTCCTCATACTTTTCAGGAACGTCTATCCCAAGCTTCTGGTACATTGACACAATCTGTTGAATCATCTGTGCTTGGTCTTCTTCCAAAACATCCCCGGTTGTCATGACATCTTCAAAGCCCTGCTCCAAGTTTGCAAGCTGTTTTCTCAGGTCCGTCTTGAATGTCACACCAAGTGCCTTGGCTGTTTGCTGAACTTGTGTCATACTCATAAAAACCTTGTTGCCCTCAGCATCAATTCCCATGAAGCCTTTTTCAACATTCTTCATCTCACCGGGAGCCTTCTTCAGAACATCATTCAGGTCTTTGAACTTTGACTGCAGGACAGCCGTCTTGTTGTGTGAATCATCAACCTGTCCTTTCATCTTTTCAAGAGCTTCTGGAATCTCAGTTCCGAACATCTTCTTGGCAAGCAGAGCCTCTGCATACAACTTGTTTATCTGAGTCTCAAACAGCTTTGTGGTTGTGGTTGCATCTGCACCTTTGTCAACGTATCCCTTAATGACTGTAGTCAAAGCCTTGGTCTGTGTGTTGACATTCCGTGTATTTGGCACAACCTTCCTGTACTCATCCAGAAGGTCTCTCCAATTCTCCTGAGCCTTCTTCACCTTGGCAACATTTTCATCAATAGCATCACCAATTTTCAACAAGCTCTCTGGAACCTGCTTACCTGCATCCTTGTATTTGGTGACCAGTTCCTTCATCCGGTTGATGGTCTCTTTGTTTCCAATTTTCCCTGTCTTATATAACTCATCAAGAGCCTTCACCTGTTTGTCCAGACTTGAAACAACATCCTTTGTGGTTGGCTTCAACTTCTTCCCTAGTTTTATGAATCCACCAAACATCTTCTCAGCAAGTTTTGCACCTTCACCAGATTCAATGAAATGCTTTGCCCACTTCTTGGTCTCTTCAGACACCACCACCGTTGTGGATTTGGCTTCATTCTTGACAGCATCAAATCCTTCCTTGAAGTCCTTCTTAAACTTCTTCCAAAACTGCAACTTCTTGATGAAATTCACCACACCTGTCACAGCCTCTTTTATCTTATTGAAAACGCCCACCCAAAACTTGATGACCGCTTCACCGTATTTCTTAAATGCACCAAAGATATTCTTTCCCAAAAATCCGGCAACCTTGATGATTGCCGTCACAATTGGCTTGATAAGCTTCAGTGTCATCTTCCATGGCATAAGCATAATTCCAAGAGCCTTCTTTGCCCAGTCTGGAAGCATGTTGCTGATTGCATTCACTGCACCTGCAAAGATTGCTTTAATATTAGTCCACAGGTTAACAAAGAATTGCTTCACTTTATCCCAGTGTTTGATAAGCATATAAGCTCCCACACCAAGTGCAGTCACTCCTGCAATCACCAGTCCCACTGGTCCTGTGCTTGCCACCAGTCCAACCAGAGTTTTCCCCAGTGCTCCCACACCAACCTTGATGACATTGAACGCCTTCAGAATCATTGGTCCCTGTCCGGCAACTGCTCCACTGAATACCTTGAACTTACCTGCCACATTCACCAAAGCTGTAGACATTCCTGTTGCCCAACTATTAACCTTCTTCAGTGCCCAAAATGCACCAAGCACTTTTGCCACCGTGAGTATCACTCCACGGAAGTCCACCAAGAACTTGATTGCCTTTCCTATGGCCTCACCCAGTTTGGTTCCAAACTCAATTGCTTTCCTCTGTAATTCTGCAAGAACCTCTGTAACATTCTCCGTGTCTGCAATTGCTCCCTGAAATGGCTTTGCCAGTCCTTCCCAAATAGCAATCTTCATCTTGTCCAAGATGGTCTTCAGCACTCTCAGCATTGCATCTGCATTCCGTAGCTGTTTCTCAAATGCTTCCTGTGTAGCAGTTCCATCTAACACAGCCTGTTCCATCAACGTGACATCAGAAGTGAACTCTTCAATCTTGTCCCCTGCCAAAGCAAACACACCCATCAATGCCCGGACATTTCCAAACAGTGCCGCCATTGCATCTGCATTGTCTCCGGCCTTCTCATTGACATGCGCCAACCACTCTGCAAATCCCATTTGTGCCAATGATGCAGAATCAAATGCAATACCCAAATCCTCTGCCACTTGCATTGCATCCTTGGTTGGTTTCAGCACACTCACCAGAGTCTGCCTCAATGCCATAGTAGAAGTATTGACATCAATTCCCTGCCGGGTCATTGTTGCCATGGCTCCTGCCACTTCCTCAAAACTCACACCAACCTGTGATGCAATAGGCACAACCGTTCCAATGGCTCCTGCTAAGGTTTCATATGTCAGCTTCCCTCTCTTCACAGTCTGGAACATGATGTCAGAGATTTGGTTCACATTGTACGCTTCTTTTCCATAGGCATTATATACAGTTGTCAGAGCATCCACACTGGTTGCAACATCCGTTGCACCTGCCTGTGCACTCTTACTTGCTGTTGCCAAAAATCCAATAGCTTTTCCTGCATCCACACTGGCAGACAAAACTTGGTACAATCCATCTGACAAGCTCTTTGGTCCACCAAGCATTGGACTCAGATTCATCAATTGGTCTCTCATATCATCAAAGGTCATATTGGTATGTTCAATCTTTCCATCCACCTCAGTCAACATGGTTGTGGTATTTGCCCATGACCTCTGGAACTCACGTCCTGTTGTAATGACACTAGACATAGTTCTACTAACTGTACGGAAAAGTCCAGTCACTCCGGTCATGACACCCATACCGATTGCCATTTGTCCCCAAGTAGACTTCAACATTCCCTTCAGCTTGGACATACCCTTGCCTGAAGTTTCTCCTTGCTTTGCCAAGCCTCTCAGAGCCTGTTCTGCATCCTTTGCTTTGCCGGAGAACTGACCAAGGGTCTTTACTCCTTCTGAAGTTGCCTTTTTGAGTATAGCTGTCCCTTTATCATCAAAGGACAAAATAAACTTAACGTCTTTGACTGCCATTAAATCCTAACCTTAGCACCTGCCTTTCCGGGTTCCGGTTCACTGGTCCTTCCCTTTTTGGCCTTTTCAACCATCTCCTGCTTCTTCTGTTTTCTTTTTTCTCTTTTATCCTTGGCCTCAAGAAATGCTCTATGAAAAAACATCAGCCTATTGTAGTAGTCTTCCCACAAATCTGGATGAATACCGTAAACTTGGAATACAAATTTAATGCCTTCTGCAGACATGTCTTTGACACCTGAGAAAGCATCATACTTTTGTGGGAGAGAATCATACAAATCAATTATGTTCTCATTGTCGGGAATGGGTTGGCTCAGTGTCACCTCACAATTGGCACAGTCAAATGCCTCAGCAACGTGAACTTTTGCACCTTTTTCAAATGAAGTTGGAGACCTGAACATTTTACAAGTCTCACAACTTCTCCGTTTTTCTTTAGAAAGCCACTGAGCCACTACGCTAAATTTTCTTCTAACTCCTCTTGACGTTCTGCAACATGCTTGAAGTTCTGAACTTCAGTGGCAATATCAATCACCCAAGCTTCAAACTCAAGTGACGCTTCAAGCAGAGCCACTGCCACGTCTTGGCTGAACTCAATTTGTCTGTTCCTGTCTGCCTCTCCGTACTCAACACCCGGAAGGATGTCCTGTAACTTGGCAGGAGTCAGACCGCTCCACCCACGGATGATTTGACGTGCATACTCATCCCTGAGCTTGTCTTCATTCAGCCTTTCTTCCTTCTGCCCGGTCCTTGGATTGCCGTGAATCTCACGTGCCACTTCCCTAATTTGGTTCAGAACAAACTTGGAAGCATACGCAATCTCAACCTTAAAGTCCTTGATATAAGGACAAGAGAACTCATCAGTCCTCTGAGCTTTTCCGGCCTTCCTAATAAGTCCGGCAAAATCTTTTTGGTTTTCCATCTAAATTTTCTCCTTGAATGGAATAGTGGGTGGAGTCCGTAGACTCCACCCTTGCAAAAAATTATTTGAATGTGATTTTGAACTCATCATTCAGTGATGCACTGGCAATTCCCTTAAAAGGAATTGTCTGTTGAAACTCTTCATCACCAGACAGAGTTGGACTTCCATACTCTGCATATGAGACACTAAGTTCCATGATGTACCCTGACACATTCCCTGCAGGAATTATCAGAGCATCAGCAATCTGGTACTCAGCACGGTAGAAGTAGGTTGGACCTGCTTGCATAAAGTACGCTTCAAGTGTACCCTCAACAGCACGTTTCCCCGGTCTTCCAAACCGCTCTGCCGTCCAGACATTGTTCTTCTCATCAAGATAATACTTGATGTTGTTTGTGAGTGTCACGTTGCCACTCAGCACAATTGCATCATCTCCATCAATTGTGACCATACCCAGTTTTCCATGCACAGATTCTCCAACCTCTGCTCCGGCTGTAGGCCACCATGGTGTCACTGCAGGGTCTGAACCCTGACCGCTTCCCAACGCAGGTGTGATTGTCAGTGTGTCAGTTGTGTAATTGGCGGCTGTAATTAAATATCCGTTCCCGGAATTATCATCATCACCAATTACAATATACATTCCCTCACGATACCGGAGAGAATGCTTTGGCTTCATGACAATATCAGTCTCAGAACCTGTATAGGTTCCATGTGATGTTGCCGTTCCTGCCCACAGTTGCTCCATGTAGTTTCCACCCCAAGAAGCTCCTGCAATAGCATCACCGCTCACACCATGTTCCATAGACTGCACTGCAGTTCCACGGAATGCAAAGACTGTATGTCCCTTCTTCACCCACAGAGAAAATCCATCCAACTGGTTGGCAAGCTCATATTCCACGGACGTTCCACCAGTAATGGTCTTGCTACCCATAGCACACTCATAGAGCACATCATGCTCAGGTGCTGTTCCGGGTGCACCAGACGGTTTCACGTATGTGTTCATGCTCCACTCACCGGGATTTTTCCGTCCCTTGATAGGACTCAGCATGGATGCTGAAGCACGTATCTGCTCATCATCAAGGAACTCCTGCTCCTGACTGAACTCAACTGGTCCAACTGAGAAGATACGGTCAGATGCTGTAGGCTTCACCAAAGTTCCACACGTAGTTTCCTTTGCAACAAAACACTCTTCTTCATTGGAGAATGCAAAATCTAATGCACAATTTGCCATTGTTTACCCCTTTAGACCTCTATGTATTTATAAGTTGTCCTAACCTCAAAATTCTCATCTAACTTCAAGGTATTGGCAATATTTTCAGAGACCTCAAATTCTTTTCCGGGATGGATTCTGCCCACACCGGAAAGTGTGATTTTCTTTGCTGTACCCACGTATTTTGCAACATGGATATACTCTCTTTTTCTTTTTGGTTTTGGTTCTTCTTCAACCACTGGTTCGGGTTTTGGTTCTTCTACAATCTCTGTTTCCTCTTCTTCCACTTCTGTGATTGTCTCTTCCTCAGTCTCAATCAAATCCTCTGTTGTTTCCAGTTCCTCTTCCGTGGCTTTGATTTCATCTTCACCCATTTGTTACTCCTTTATTATGTAACTTGCTGGTCAAGGTAGTATTTCACCCTCAGGTCAAACTCAATATGCCACAGTGGAAGCTCACCAAGAACTCTTGATATATCCACTATCCAACAACCTGTGGCTTTGTTATCCACCTTGAAGTTTGCACCAACTTTGTCACGGACGTTCTTCACAAAGGTTTCATAAGTGCTCTGGACATCATCATTCCAGTCCACAAAGTAAACCCTTAGAACTGTATCTAAAAATTGAACAGACCGTCTACTTGTCATCTCTTCATCATTCTCCTCTGCAGGTTCAATGATTTCAAGTAACGGAAGGTCTGCTTCTGCATACTGTGTGATGTCTATTCCTTCTTCACCGTATGACCTCACCACCGTAGTGATTCCTGTGGTGGTTGCAAGTATTGTCTCAAGCTGCGATAAAATATCTCTTCTATTCAATGCCATTGTTCTACTCCGAACTGAAAAATATGATGTTCAGCATCATCACAAAGATTGCCTGAGGCCACCTGTTTCCTGCATCAGTTTCAATCACTGTAATGTCTGTTGTGTAAGCATTTGAGTTCCTGCTTCTATCTGTTATCACTGCATCCTTTACAGCCTCAACAAATGTGTTCAGCTTGGTCCCAAGGTTCTCCATCACACCACTCACTTCTTCTGCCCACACACCACCAACCAAGCCCACCATGAACTCATTCTTGGTGATGTCACTGAGCATCTTTGTCTTGTCCGTCCTTACGTCATTAATGAAAATGAACGGATACCTATCTTTTGTCAGAGACTGGTCATAGACTCTCTGCCAGTCAACAAATTGTATTCCGTTGATTGCATTGATTGCAGTCTCCAAGTTCAACAGGATGTTTTCCTTTGTCCCTTTTTGGTACGTTGCCATTATGCTTTCCTCTTACCCATGATTTTTCCAACCATGTTGTATTGCTGACGCTCCCACCAGTCCATCTTTGGCTTGATGTACTCTTCTGTCTGGTCAATCATTCTGTATGCCGGGGTTCCCGGATGACTGACGTGCCATGCATAAATCTCTTTGCCCAACCACCAGAAATGTAAAGGCCACTTGGTCCCTCTTATCTCATGTGGAACAGTTCCTTCTTCAAAGAATAGTATGACTTGATTTGGTTCATAGGTATTCTGAATTATAAACACCTCTCTGGTCTTCTGTCTGCTCTCTTTCATTTCCCACATGGACCTGATGTCCGTTCCAGTCTGTGTAGTGGGTGTCCGGTCTTTTATCATCTCCAATGCAACCTCAGCCACCTGCCTTCCTGTTATCTTAGCAAACGGCATAAGTTGTGTTCTCAACAGTTCAGACTTAGCCTTCCACAGTGAGTAGTCAACATACATCTGAGTCTTTTTTGCCATAGTCCTACCTTCCTACCTTGAATAAAGCATGGATTTCACCCTCAGGTGTTCATCAAATTCATCCTTTTTGTCTTGCACAAAAAGCCTCAGTTCTGTTGATGGATAAGTCACACGTCCACCTTCTCTTATCTGACCACCAAGATTGCTCCTCTTCAAAGCAATTTGGCTCAAAGCCTTCCATGTGGTTCCAACAGTCATCATCTCCTCAAAGTCATCCGGTAGACTTTTCAGAGTCCACTTGGTTCTGTCAACGGACTTATAATAATACTTGATTCCGTCTTCTGATGGAGCAGGGTCAATTTTCAGCTTCCGGTTGATAGGGTCATACTCATGGTTGATTCTTGGCAACCCTCTCATCTTTCTCATCATCTTTATCTTCCACAAGGAAGGAAATTCATAATCACTCACAATACCACCAGATGTTTCTGCAACCACAGAAGTCTGACCAAAATCAAACTCATCTTGAATTGCATCCCAAGGAAATACTTGTTGAACCCTTAGCACTTCTGCAGGAACATCATACTCCCTTTCATCTGCAGTTGATGTGATATATCTCACCGTCTTCACGGTTATCTTTTCACCAATGAGTTTCAGTATCCTCTGACCGTATCGGATTATATCCGGGTCATCCACTTCATTCATGGCAACAGTGACCTTACCACTCTCAGCACGGACAGCATCAATCAACTCTTTTTCTGTCATGCTTGCTCCTTTTGACAACCAACAATGTCTTCTTTTGCTTTGGATAAATCACATGTTCCTTTCCATATGCATCCTTTACATATATATCCACTTCTAGTTTATTCTCCACGGTCTGTCTGACAAGCCTGACATTACTTTTTTGGTCCATAGTCCTTTAATGTCCTGAACACTTTTGGAGCCTCACCGGATTCAATGGCTTTTTCAATGAGCACATCAATCTCCTCAATCAATGCATTCCGTTGGTTGTTTAATACATTGATTTTCAGCTTGGCTCTCCCCACCTCTTCTATTCCAGAAGCCGGGTCATGTGCTATATCTTCCGTATGGTAAATCTTCAAATTCACCACCGTCAACTTGTCAACTAGACTACCTAATGTTTCCATTTTTCTTCCTCTTAATTTTGTTATTCAGCCACCGAAGCTAAAGACTTCGGGGTTATCTTGCCTCCTTCTGCAATATAGGAATACCTTCCTTGGGTCTGGTGTCATGGGAGCCTCATCCACCAAAGTGAAGAACTTCCCAAACGCTCCACGGAAATTCTCTTCCGTGTACTCCGGTCTCTTGACACCAAATTTATTTGTGATTCCGGTCAGACATGTATCTGAAAATGGAATCCATTCAATCATCAAATACTTCCCAGTGTAGTTCCACAATTGCTCTGCAAACTTCTCCATTGGAACCCCTCTGAAATAGCACATGTGATGAATCAAAGCTATACATAAAGTCAGGTCACATCTGAACCTGTCTTGTGAGGTTTTGTGATTTGCAAACTCTTCATACTTGTCCATAATGTTCAAGTATGCACATGTCACTGGCAGATTCTCCTTCTTGGTCTCTTTGTAGAACTGCTCAATCACTCCTTCATCAATATCAACTGACACAGCCTTCTCCACACCATTGGCAAGCATACACCTTGTGAACACCCCCCTGCTTGCTCCTATGTCAAGCACTGTCCTCAGACCATAGTGGAAATGTTTCTGGAACATCCGGGTTGCATCCCCGAACTTGCCCTTGTGTGTCTCCGGCCTCTTCACATCCATCCCTTCCGGCAATGCTTGTGAATAGTTTGACCACTGTGTTTTCCGTTCCGGTGGTTGGAACTCTCTCACGGACTTAATAGTTTCTGCATAGAATAAATTTGGGTTTGTGTATTTGTAAATCAGATTATCAATTGTAGCTTTTGGCAACCCAAACCAAATCCCCCAACCTTGGAATGGTCTCCGTCTACCGTACCAGAAAATCTCTGCCATTCTGGTCACATCAGGTTGGTCATAGTGAATAGAGTCATAGTCAAAATATACTGGCCTTGGTCCATTGAAAGTCACGTTCTGCATATGTCCATCATGTATACTGAAGCCACTTTCCCACAGTTCCTTCTGCAGTCTCAATACTGTCAACAGTGCATCCTTCTTCTGCTTGAATGTCCACTCATGAACAAATGTCTGATGTTCAAACTTCTCATGCTTCAGAATCCAGAACCCGGAACTATTCCGTCCAATGAACTCCGTCTTCACAA